ACCCAAAAAGCCACAGACGAGCGCATGAAACAAATGCGCGAAGAAATACTCGAAGCAAAAAACAGCGGCAAATCGGCAGAGGAAATTGCCGCAATAAAAATGAAAGCCGAAGAAGATGTGCGCAATCTCGAACTGAAAGCGGCAGAAGAACGCGAAGCCGAACGCCGGAAAGAACACGCCGCACTCGTAGAAAATATCGCCGCCCAGCAAAAAAAGCTGGATACCCTGAAAAACGGCACTAAAACCTACGACGAACAGAAAAAGAAAATAGACGAACTTACCGCAGCACAGCGCAAACTCAACGGCGAGATATACGACGAAGTACAAAAACAGGAAGACTTAATCCTGAAAAACAAAGAAGCGCTACAGCAACAGAAAGACGACAACGAAAAAGCGCGAAAAGAAGAACTGAAAAATTTAGCAGACAAGCATCAGAAAACGCTTGATAAAAAGAAACAGTTCGAAGACGAGCGTATGGCGCTCGAAGAAGCGGGTCGTTCAAAAGACTTTGCTTCGCAATTGGCATGGGAGGCTAAAAAGTTCACAAGCGCACAACAACACGAATACGACAAACTCGAAACACTTAAAAATTTCGGGCAAATCACCTTAAAAGAATACAGCGAACAGCACGAACTCCTGCAGGCAAAAGAAAAAACTTTCCGGAACAAACAAGCCGCCGAAGCCCAAAAATACGCCGAAGAACAGCGCAAAGAGATATTATCCCTGCTTCAAAAAACAGTGGACGAGCAAATTTCCGAAACACAAAAGAAATATGCCGAAGCTATCAAAACACTGGGTGAAATGCAAGAACCTGTGCCGTTGATAGGAGAAGATCCGGCAGATTTTAATGAACGGCTGGGAGAATACAAGGCGTTTATGATGAAAAAAGCAGAAATTACAACGCAACTCCAACAGCAGGAAGAAAAAGAAATAGAGAGCATCAAAAAAGCCGGCATCGAAAAACAGATAAAAGACATTACCGAAGCTGTGAGCGAGCAATATGCTTCGGATTTGGCAAGGCATGCCGACAACGAACGCGAAAAACAAAAAACGGAAATTGCCATGCTTGAGAAAACGATTGAGGAAAAGCAAAAAGCCGGCATCGAAGCCTTCGAAGATGAAGCAAAACTGCGAGCTTTGAAAACCCAAGCATTACAGTCAGATCTCAACTACGAACTGCTCACCCAAAGCAAATCAGCGCAGGAAGTATATGAGATGAAAAAAAAGGCTTTGGAAGAAGAACTGAAATTATATGCAGATAATGCCGACAAAAAAGCCGAAATAGAAGCCGAATTAGCACAACTCAGCAGCGAACATGCGCAGGAACGAGTTGCCAATTTTGAGAATTGGGCAGGTAAGTCAATGGAACTTCTCGGCGCAGTAAGCGAGCTTGCAAAAGCGCTGGGAGAGCGCGAAATTGCCGAAGAAGAAGAAAAAAACGAACAGGCAAAAGCAGCCCTTGACGAACGATTGGCTGCCGGACTTATCTCGCAGCAGGAATACGACGACCAGGTCGCGGCTCTTGATGCAGAACTCGATGCCAAGAAGAAAAAAATTGCTGTCGAACAGGCAAAACGCGAAAAAGCAATGGCAATCGTACAGGCAATAATAAATATGGCATCGGCTATTATGGGAACATGGGCAGGATATGCGACAATGGGTCCGTTTGGTCTTGCCGCCGCAGCAATTCAAACAGCTGTGATAGCCGCTTTGGGCGCCGTACAAATTGCTACAATTGCTGCACAACCTTTACCCAAAGCCGCACGCGGCGGGTTAATAAAAGGCTTGCCGCACTCATTGGGCGGCGCAATTATCGAAGCCGAAGGCGGCGAAGCCATCGTTAACAGGCATACCATGTCAAATCCGCTGCTTGCCTCCATCGTGTCGGCAGCAAACGTTGCCGGCGGCGGCGTAGCCTTTGCCAACGACGGAGGCTATTCCTCCCGCGCGTTTACAGGCTCAAGCGCTTCGTTGCATCAAATGAAGGCGGCAATGCGCGAAGCCGTTGCCGATGTAAAAATATATACTACGGTAGAAGACTACCGCCGTGCCGACAGAAAATACACGCAAATAGAGCAGGCTGCCAGTTTCTAAAAGGCACAGACATTTTTATGTCATAGATGCTTGCCTTAAGCTGTTGTAATTTTGTCTTTGCAAAGAAGAAACTATATAGTGATATTCTCCAAAAAAATCTATTATTAACAATTTAAAAAAAAATCAACAACCATGAATGAATTTGGAAAAGTAACGATGAACCTTATTGCAGCATCGTTGGAAAAAGCCGCCGCGACAGGCATAAACAAACAGGTGATTATCGGCAACTGGGACGATATTGACCGGAATGAATCGATAATCGAAAACGGCGTATTGGTATCGCTCGATTTAAAACCGGGCAAAAAAGCCTACAAATTTGAGTCTATTGAGAAATCGACCACAGGCGAAGCCATTTTGGCAAAAGGCACCTACTTCGACAACTACGACCATGCGGTAACCATTCGCGCATTCTCGAAAAAACAGGAAGTCAAAAACTTTGTAAACTCCTTGAAAAGCGCGCGCGTTTTTGTAATTGTCGAGAACAAAGAAATTGGTCCCGATGGAGAAGTAAAATACGAACTTTACGGCTGGGACAACGGCATCAAATTAGCCGAACTCCCATATACTACCGACTTTGCCGACGGCGTAGTATACTCCATGAAACTGGCTTCGGACGAAAACGCAAAAGAAGGTCAATTGCCGCTTTCGGTTTACGCCGAAACCTTGACTGATACCGAAAATATGATTGCCGGTTTAGTTGCCGAATAACGGCGCAGGAAAGAGGCTGTGCAAACAACTTTTTTTGAATAGCCTCTTTTCATTTTTTTTGATTAATAATCACAATGTAAAATTATTAACAAATGAAATTATAAACAAATGAAATTTTCAAGTGAAATGAATTACAATGCAAACCCAAGCGGGAATGCATTCCTGATGATAGACTCCGACGGCGTTTCGGCTCCGCAGCGTACAAAAATTAACGATATCCTCAATATCCTTATCAACGGCGCACCCGGCACGCTCGACACGCTCGGCGAAATCGCCAACGCATTGGGGCAAGACCCGAATTTTGCAACGACAATAATAAATTTGCTGGGACAAAAAATAAATGCTTCCGAAAAGGGCGCAAACAATGGCGTAGCTACTTTGGATTTCGGAGGAAAAATTCCGTTAATCCAACTTCCAAATCCATTACCTGAAATCAATAAAATCATATCAGGAACAACAGATGTCAGCGTGTACGAAAACAGCATCATTGCAAATATGCGAGGATTTGACTTGCTTAGATTTGACATAAACTTGGAAAACATGGCATATCCTACCGCTCATTCTACAAAAATAGGATTTCCGGACTCTCCATATCCGCTGATCCATGCTACCGCGAATAACTTCATTATAAACTACCCAAATTCCAACACTCCCTTACTGCATGCTGATGCAGGTATCACTACAATAAAATCGGCACATGGTTCTTATGTTTATCTCTCCAGTGACGTTTCAATTTGGGCGCATGGAGGCAATGCATTTTGCTTCACCGGCAGCGATGGCGACCAAATAACAACAATAGGACTTCCGCACGCTGAAGACCCGCTCATACTTGCCAAAACTCACCTGTACGGAACACACAAAGAATTCCGTATCAATCAATTAAACAGCAGCGACCCCATCCTTTTTCACGAACAGGACAGCAACTACGGACGCACTTACATCAGCATGGGCAACGATGGCGACCCTGCCTTTGAACAGGTGCAAGACAGCAACAACAAGCGATGGTACACAAAAATAAACGGCGCACGATGGAATGACGAATTTCTGGGTGTGGAAGAACGGGAATTCTACGGAAACGAATACCGAACAGCATACATGCGGATTTACGGCGACAGCATTGTGGAAGCAGGACACACAAACTGGCAAAACAGTTATTTAACATTATCCCGCGCCGGATACTGCGACCTGTATTATGCCGACGACTCTGGAGTATGGATGTACAACCAACAGGGCAATCAGTTCCTGTTTACCAACGAGCACGAACTGCGCATGGAGATAGACGGCTGCGGCGACCCGATGTTGCTGTTCGATACCGCCAACGAACATGCCGTTATCGGTATGCCTAATGCCGGTAGCGGCTACGACCCGCTCATTGAAGCCAAAGGCGGCGGCTATGATTACACCACATGGCAGATGAAACCATATACTTTCTGTATCAATTACCCCAACAGCGGCGACCGGCTATTGTATAATGAGTGCAAGTCAAACGGCGACAGGTATATGGGCTTGGGAATGGCGGGCGGCTATGGCGACAATATTTTAGAGCAATACAGGTATACTGACGGTAATTCTGGCATGCGGTTGGGCAACGCCAATTCAAACGACTGCTTGCTCGAAGACGTGTACATTCCCAATCAATATAAAGGAACGCGCCTGTGTCGCGGCTGGGGCGATGACTTGTTGGTAGAATATGAAAACTACCAATCCAAGTACGTGGAAATCCGCCTGTGTACATACAACGATACTTTTCTCCGCTCGCGGATTGACACAAACAATTGGGGGAACATGCAAGTAGAATTAACCCTTCCGGGTCAGGGAGACCAAATGTTATTGTTCGATGGCTATACGAACAGAACTGTTATCGGAATTCCCAACAGCGGCGACCCGCTTATCGAAGCGTCCCAATATCATTTTGCAATTTATAACCCCAACAGCAGCGATGAAATATTAAAATCGCAAGGCACTTATTTGAATGACGAAGTAAGGCTTAACTTTCCGCGAGGTACTGATGAAATTTTACGATATACTCGAAACGGATATAACACCAACATGCAACTGTCAATGTCGGACGGAAACGACAAGTTATTTGCCTGCGAAACCTCTCCCAATCACCGGAAATTTGGCATATACGAAAGTAACGATGATACCTTGTATGTTTATCGGGACTGGGTTAACAAATATAGTGAGTTTTGGGCTGGTATCGCCGGCGACAGTTTCCTGCGCATGAAACAGAACCAAGACTGGCTAACGAATGATTACAGTCAAGAATTTGAATTATCGCATATTTGCGAAAGCCCGTTTTTGAAAGCCGAATTTCAGGGAAGTAATCCAAGTAAGCGCAATTACGCAAGGCTTATTTCTCCCGAAAAAAATACGGTGTATGCAGAAGTAAACCCACAGGGAGTAGAGATAGGTATGAACGGCGAAACCTTATTATTTCAAGACATGTCTTATGATGGAAGCAGTTCAAATCCGACCGACATAAAACTTCTTGTCAAATACAGAGGCACGCAATATGCTATACCGCTGCAAGCAGTGTAAAGTAATTACGAATTACGAATTAAAAATTAAAAGAATTGAACTTTAAACATTGAATTTTAAACTTATAACTCTTTAAAAACTAAAAAAAATCATGAAAGAAAACAAAAAAATCGACCTTACGCAGGTCATCAAAGAAGCCGACGGCACAACGCCTTACGCTTTCGGAACTCCGCGCACCGGCAGAGATGCCAACGGGCAACCCATTGAAGTACTTGAAACCGCCACGTTTCAAAAGTTGATTAACTCTTCGCTACGCCAAACGCGCATACAACCGGGGCGCGAAGAAACGAAAGAGCAGTACAATGCCCGTGCGCTTGCTTCGCTTGCATTGGCAGAAAAAGTAGCCGGCGCAACGCCCACAACCGAATTTTCGGCAGACGAAATTGCCGTCATGCAGGATTGCATTGCCGGAAGCCCGGCAGTGGTGTACGGACAGTTTTTGAGAATGTGCGAGTGAATTAGTGAGTAGTTAGCAGTGAGTAGAACTCACTGCTAACTAAAAAAAGTTCTTTGACATATTGAGCTACCGAAAACGTTAAAACAGTGAAATTATTTTGTTATTTTGTTCGTTTTCAAAATTATTTTCTAATTTTGCAGTTTTCTAACCAAATTGTCAAACCGAAATTTTATGAATGACGTCGAAATATACGAAAATAACAGCGATTTAAGTTTTGAGGATTTTAAAAATCAAAATGGTTTTATTTATTGGTGGGCGTCTGAGTTGCTTTTGATGCTTGGTTATCCTGACCTAAAATCGTTTAAAAAAGTCATTGACAGAGCGACAAAGGCGTTTATTTCTCTTGGAATCAATCATTATGATAATATAATTTATACTTTTAGAGAAGTGGGCGGAAAGCAACGGGAAGATTTTAAACTTACTCGCTTTGCATGCTATATTGTTTCGATGAACGCCGACCCCAAAAAGCCGGAAGTTGCACAAATTCAAGCATATTTTGCACAACAAACACGCGCTTTTGAATTATACATTCAAGGGAATGAGGATATAGACCGCGTATTGATTCGAGATGAAATAAGAGAGGGCTATAAATCTCTTTCTGCTACCGCAAAAACAGCAGGAGTTGAAGATTATGCAAAATTTACGAATGCGGGATATAGAGGGATGTATAATATGTTTAATACAGATTTGGCAAAGAAAAGAAAAATAAGTAAGGATAATTTATTTGAAACAATGGGACGCACAGAGCTTGCGGCAAATTTATTCCGAATGACGCAAACTGAAGAAAGGATAAAGTCGCATAAAATAAAAGGGCAGCAGGGATTGGAGCAAACTCATTTTGACGTTGGCAGAGAGGTGCGTAATCTTGTCATAAAAAATACAGGAAAAAACCCTGAAGCATTACCACAAGAAAAAGAATTACCGGTTGTGCGAAAAGAATTGAAACACGGCTTTAGGGAAATGAATAAACTTGATAAGCCTAAAAAAATAAAATAAATTATTCTCTTTAAAATACTATTTGGTTAATGCCAATTTAATCGGTAACTCAATATTTCAGGGTTACCGATTTTTTTTGTAAAAATAATTTTACAATCGCAAATCGCAAATTTTTAAACCGTAAATTATAAAAAATGAAACTTCTCTTAATCGAATACCTCTTAAGAAAAAGCTCCGGACAATTTAACATAGTCATTATATCGTCCGTATGCCTGTTTTTCGTAACGCTCGCTACTTTTATAGACTTGGCGGCAGGAATTTATAAAGCAAAGCAACGAGGCGAAGCAATCACCTCCGAGGGAAGAAAAAAAACAGTCAGCAAGCTCGTGTTGTATTTTTCGCTTGTGTTTCTTTCGTTTTTTGCCGATGAAATATTATGCTATTCGTTAAAGCAGTTTTATTCGGGATTTCCATCAATACCACTTCTTACGGTAGCAGTAACGCTGTACATAATTATAGGCGTTGAAATCCGCTCAATCAAAGAAAATGCAGATGAAAAACACAAAAACCAACTAAAAAAAGACGTTGTCAATTTAGCAGAAATTCTGCTGAAAATAAAAGATAAAGAAATTATTGAATATCTGAAAAATATAAGTAAAAATACACATGAAAACACTTAACTCACGCAGCCTCGACAACTTAAAAGGCGTTCACCCCGATTTAGTAAAAGTACTCGAAACGGCAATCATAGATTGTCCGCACGAACAAGGCTTTACCGTAACTGAAGGCGTCAGAACCATTGCGCGGCAACAGGAACTCTATGCGCAGGGGCGCACAAAGCCCGGACAAATCGTAACCAATACCGACGGCATAAAAGTCAAATCAAACCATCAGCCAAAAGCCGATGGCTACGGCTATGCGGTTGATTTATACCCCAATCCCATCAATGTAAACGACACTCAACACATTGCATTTGTAGGCGTACACATCAAAAAAACGGCTCAAAAACTCGGCGTGAAAATCGAATGGGGCGGAGACTGGAAAATGAAAGATTACCCGCATTTTGAATTGAAGCTATGAAACACCCATGTCAAAAAAACTGACACACAAAGTAATGACTAAATTATGGGTGTTCCATCTGACAATAATGTAAAAAAATGAAATTTAAACAAATGAAAACCAACACACTTTTATTCACGCTATTTAGCATCACAATTGCAGCGATGTGTATTTTCTTTTTTGTGTTTTTGAACACAGAAAAAAAAACACATGAAACCGCCATTCAGAAGCAGCAAGAAATATACGAAGCAGAAAAACAAACGCTTTCCTCAATCATAATTGTTAAAAACAGCGAAGTATCCGCGCTACAGGAAAAATGCAGCGAATTAGAACTAAAGGCACAAGAGCAGGCAAAGGAAACAGCGTTTTATCGATCCAAATACAGCGAAAACAAACGCATCGTATCCGATATGATTGAGACACACGACCGTGCATCTCTAACAACCAACGACTATCGACTGCTGATTAATGATTGCGATAGTGTGATTATTTCATTAGACAATCAATTATCAACTTGCTATCAATTTGTCGACCAAAAAGACACTGTCATTGATTTAAAAAACAGTATAATCGAAACACAACATATTATGCTTGCAAATTGCGAACGATTAAATGATGATATAATCGCAACATACAAAAAACAAATCAAAAAAAGAAACAGATGCTCGTTTTGGACAGGATTTGGAATTGGAGCAAGCGGATCTGCTGTGATTGCTTCGCTGTTTTCTTTTATTAAACCTTCGGGAGCGCAGAAATAA